AACGAGGAGGAAGTCTCCCCCGATTTCTCGGAGGTTTCTTCAGCCGTGTCTTCGACCGGGGTAGCGGTGTGTTACTCGATGACCCCTGTATAGACTCCATCCAAGCCATTCGTCAATTAACATTGATGTTTGGTAAGATGGAGTTGCGATGTACTCCCGAAAGGGAGCACAAAGCTATACAGAAGTATGTCGAGTGTGAGCAGGAAGTTCGATCATCAGATGCGGAACTCGAGGAGAGAGATCTCCTCGAATTTGTTTCCATGTCTGATTTGCTCTTTGGAAGTCTATTTTCCAAGATAGATAGAGATATCTATTACGGAAATATTCTTCCTGGGCATGGTCCAGGGTCTACTGCAGATGGACTTACGGGAAACCGTAAGTTCAACCAAGCAGTCTGGACCGATCGACTCCAATCGGTTTTTCCGGTTGGTGACTACACGATCCCAAACTGGAGGTTTAACCTCGAGCTTGAGAAAGTGAGCTTCCTCGAACCCGGTTCGGAAGTGCCTGTAAAGGTCACTCTCGTTCCTAAAACGTTGAAAACTCCCCGAGTTATTGCGATGGAACCGACCTGCATGCAATATATGCAGCAAGGGATTCTTCGCAGTTTTCTCGGGCATCTTGAGGGGGATAACTTCCTCTCAAGAGTTATCGGAATCAGAGATCAAGTTCCTAACCAGGAACTTGCTCTTCGTGGTTCGGTTGACAACCAAACCGCGACACTCGATTTGAGTGATGCTTCCGATAGAGTTTCCAATCAGCTCGTTAGGTCTATGGCACATCGATGGCCGCATTTCAGCGCGGCTCTCGATGCGACTAGATCACGACGGGCTGTCTTACCTGACGGACGTGTAATACGTCTCGCCAAGTATGCGTCTATGGGTTCAGCACTCTGTTTTCCTGTCGAAGCCATGGTCTTTCTAACCATGGTCTTCGTAGGAATTCAGAGATCGCTTAACACACCACTTAATCGACATGCGATAAATTCGTATGTCGACTCGGTGCGCGTCTATGGGGATGATTTAATTGTCCCCACTAGACATGTGCTCGGCGTTGTGCAGTCCCTCGAACTTTTTGGAGCTCGAGTAGGACTGGACAAGTCTTTCTGGACTGGAAAGTTCAGAGAGTCTTGTGGTCGGGAATACTTTAATGGACACGATGTTTCCATTACTCGTGTCCGGCAAGCGTTACCGACACATCGCCAAGACGTTACTGGTGTTGTCTCTACTGTTTCTCTCCGAAATCAGCTATACCTTAGCGGATTTTGGAAGGCCAGTAGCTGGTTGGATGACTACATAAGGGGAATAATAAAATATTTCCCGAATGTAACTCCAACCTCACCAGTGCTGGGCAGGGG